AAAGGATGATCCCTGGTATATTGTCAAATTTACTGTTTGTGGTTCAAACATATTAAATAATCTCCATATCTGTATAAACTCGGGAAAAAGACAATGAGGCCGTTACCATTACTTGTTCAAGCAATTTTGCTACAGCTCTTTCAAATTTGGGACACCTGACTTGATCGATCGGGTTTCTTCTTTGATGATCGGTCAACAAAGATCCATAAAGATCCACGGCCCCCATTATTTCAAATTCATTTCTATTTGATCTAAATGCCTCATTGACTGGCATCAAGTTAGGGTCCTCGTCATCACAAACAGAACGGATATAATTTCTTTCTGAAAGTACGCTCTCAATCTCTGCATTGGTCACGGAATCTATATGAACCAAAGAATCATCCGGCATTTTTACATAAGCAATTGAGTCATCTCCGAATTCATCCAAAGGAATGGAATCATACGGGCTTTTGCCAACTTCTTGTTTGGAAAAAATATTTGCTGTTTGAGCCCACAATGTAATTGAAGTTCTTTGAACTATATATAATTGTGCCACGGTTGCCCGGGAATGCTTACAACAATGGGTCAATTCCTGATTAAGGGCCTGGTCCCTTCTGGCCACAGTGGAGCAACTGCCTAATTGATACATATACCAGACAGCCGCTTTCCAATCAGGAGATTGAAACCACATACTTCCCAAGGGTGTATCTGCATATATTGTTTCAGCTCCCCATGACTGGGCATTGCTGCGAAACCACCAGATAACATCGACACCAAAGGAGCCATACGCTGAATTGAAACTATTTTGCCAATTATCATACCGGCTCCATGCTTCAATTTTGTCCCATCTTTTATTTAAAGCACAAAAATAAACGGGCTCTTGAAGCACATCTTCTGGAATGGCCGTTGTTCTAAAAGCCATGCTGCCGGTCATCGCTGGATGAATGGTCCGATGGAATGCGCCTTCATTGATTCGTTTAAGAAGACCGTAACTCCATAAACTATTTTCTCCTCCCATGCCTGCAAGTGAAGCTTCCCCGGCCAAAACTGTGCCAAGGTCTGTAAGCAATAAACCACCGGCACCCGGCGTGGCCATGCCAATTATGGCTTGATTGTTAAGGTTTGCGATATTTTCATAAAGACCCGGGATAGGTATATTTGGAGGAACTTCTATAAACCTTACGAATTTTGTCATTGAGTCACAATAACCGACAACCATCCCGTCATAAGTATTTACAGCACATTCCCATATTTCATCTTCACCAAAGGCTGTTTGGATATGTATTGACGTTGCATTGTCAGAAAGCTGGCCGGTTGGCCCAATACAGGAGCCCCCCAAGTCTACGGACCCGGTAACTGCATAGTTTCTTGAATCTGTCCCAAAGGCCGGGCTTACTGCCCATGCTGCAATATCGGTCAAGCCAGCGGCATAAATATCCATGGTTTCTTGATATGTCCCGTTCGAGGCCCCTTCATCATCCATCATTATTCCAAAGTATAGATCCTGGAAAAAGCTCAAGACCGGATTCCCATCAACATCATAGGTGTTCCACCATTCTTCCACACCAGCACCGGCACGAATGATAGCCCCATCGCTATCTGTTTTCCAACTGGGAATCACACCGGCAATTTCAATGTCATCGTCTCCCTGTGGGAATTCTTCAAATAAGGCAACCCCAGACAGCTCTACAAATTGCAAGAATGGTTTAATTTTTGATACAAGGCAGGGAAATTGGATAAGGTCCGGGGTAAGATCTGGATCGACAATACTTGCCATGGCTCCGGCTGCAACATCGAAAACAGTACAATATTCAGTAAGGTTTGCCAATGGATCGGAAAGATCCAAAGATTCAAGGGGATTTAGACTGGAACGAACAATCACATAATTATAAGAACATTTTTTTAAGCCATCGGTATGACCGACAACGGTTACGCTTTTAACTGACAGCGACCCAGATTGAGCCGTCTGTTTTTCACAAAGCAGGATTGCCGAATCGTTCTCAGTAAATCCCTTTGCCCCTGAAAATACAGAACCATTGTCCCTGGCCGGTAAGTCAGGAGAACAATGATAAAAGATAGGGGCATAATTCCAGCTAAGACCAAGTTCTTGAATAAATACATCGGCTGTATCCCAATACTCTTCGGGAGTGTCAGCATTCTCCGGATAAACATTTACTATGGTCCCGACAAGGTATTCATGCTGCTGGATTTCCCCAAGATTTTTATGGTCGATAGCGTTTGACATAAAGCCCTTTTTAAAGCAACAAAGCCCAAGGTAAAATTGGCCCCCATTACCACCCTAATGATGGAAACAGGGGGATACCAAATATAAAAAAGACTAAAAATCAAGAGGTTGTAGACGTAATCTGATAAGTCACATAAATCTCATCATCAGCTATTACAGCCCGCGGAGTACCAAACCGTTTAGCACACATTAAAACACCGGACGCGGCTGTTTTGGCTGCGGCATCTGCAAGGAAAGCACCATAAACGGTGATACTTGCATTCATAACAAAATGAGCTTTGGCATTAACATTGGAGATAACCGCCGTGGAAGTATCTTCAGTTGTGTATGCAGGCCTATTTGTCAAAGGTGAATCGTAATCAGCATCCTGGCATTCTCCATAAGCATTTCCTGAACCAAGCTTTGCGGCCGTATCAGCCAGCGCCGGGGTAATGTTATTCTTGAAAATACCGACATACCAGATATGGGAAGCGGCCTTACTGATATCATGAAAAATGATATTCAATAATTTAGCCATACCTTCAGTGGTGAAAGTATTGGTTCCTGTCTGGGTATGAATCAGCTTGCCACCACGGTAATGTTCTGTGGTAACCTTCCCCTCAAACGTCAAGGGAAGTTTTTCAAGCGACCATCCAAGGATTCTCTTTTTAAGAGCGTAAGGGGTAATCCTTAATCTTAAAATGGCATGAACCAGTGCGTTGTTCAACACGAATTCTACAACAATTGCGATGAGATTAATCCAAAACTTCTTCATAAAACACACTCCTTTTTGAAAATTAATTTTTATATTACCATTCCATCTCTGACAACGTCACAAGCCGCCAAGTCTCCGAATCCGACAACCTGGCCTCTTGGCTGGTTGTGTTTCATGGAAAATAACATTTGTTTACGACCATCTTTTACTCTTGAGAATGATGCACCCTGGACTTGCTGTGGATCTATCCTGAGATTGTTCTTTACAACATTGAGAATGCGGCCATCTGCCAGCCCTGCATATACACCGTCTTTGCCTATCCATACAGGGACATTTTTTCCAAGCTCCCCAAGATCACTGACATAACATAAAGTTCCTGGGACCACTCCAACTCCTGCGATTGATTGCACCATCCCGAGCGGATCTGTGCCAGCAAGGTAATAAGTATTCGCGTCACCCCCAATGAATAAACCATGATCAGTCTTTGCGACCATTAAGATCGTTTCCTTAAAGTCAAAGAATCCTGTCGATAGCCGGAAAAGTTCTGGTTGATAGGGTTCACTATAAAATACTTTTTCAAATCGAGATCCCCAAACCCTTCCAAAAGCCCAACATAGATGGCTCATTGGATATGGCGGCTCTCCCCACATAGTAGGTATTGGTTCTGGATGTTCTGGCAGATTAGTGATGAATGAACTATTCCCGGCATAAAGCAATTGGGACCCGTTCGGATCTGTCATCCACACGCTCGCGCCTTCAGGAAGATTTGAAATGGATATACCTCCTGGCTCTGACAATGTTATTTCAGTCAAGGCACTATTACCGGATGGCCTGCCATATTCGCTGATAGCAGTAAGGCAAACCATATAGATACCGGTAGGAAGGCTTCCGGTTCCAGTGGTAAGGATCGGTGTTACGGGAACAGGTATTCCCCATTCCACGATAGAATTTAATTCCGGATCAAACATCCCGGTCCAATTTTTGTTTGAAAGATATATTTTTCCGGATATTTCCAGGTAGGACATAGGTGCATCCGCTCTCGCTGTATCAGCCAATTCGACGGTAGCGATACCATCAACGACCGAATAAACCTTACTCGCTGCCACACACATCACAATGCCCTTGTTATTTGTCCAAAGGCTATGGCCTCCGGTCAAGTCAATGACCTTCTCATACCCTGGCCGTTTTACAAGACTGCCGTCCGGTTCTACGTTTGCATTTAAAATAATTGAAGGATTTGCCATGGTCCTCTTAGATTTCACGACAATATTGTTCATTCCCTCAAAATTATCGACCTTAATCTCACGCATTAGAAAAACCTCGCTGACCGGGTGATAACCGGGGTGTGTTTAGGGGCAGTCTCACAATGTTTAGCTAATTTGGCCAAACCTACATTATAACGATTAGTGTAATACTCAGTATTAACTTTTTTCCCGTCAATACCGTCTTCTTCCAGGGCAAACAGCTCTTTCAATGCGTAATCGACAGCGATCTTGGCAAGGTTGGGAGGAATCCCGTCTAAAAGGGCTTCATCATCATCAAACTCAACAGGTATGGGCTCTCTGTAATAAAACAAAGTCAACGATTGATCCTGAACAGGTAATGGCCGATACCAAAGGGTTTTATGTTCCAGGGCAACATCCTGAATCATCCCAGTTGTTTGCCATCCAGAATACAATCCCTCAAGGGCTTTAATGTTTGATCTGATATTGACCTCTTTTTGGCTTGTTTCATTGTAAACCCGGTACAGATCATGGGCAAATGTCTCAGGCATCACAAGTTTGGTTGGATTTTCATCTACGGCAATATCAATTGTTTTCTGTTCCTGTAGATCTGGCAGAGTAAACAATTCACTTACCTCAGCCACAAACTCATTGACCAAAGGACAAATATCATTCTCCATTGTAAGAGATGGATCTTGGATGCCCGTTTCAATTCGGGCCAATATCTTTTCCAAAATCATTTTTTGCCATCATCCTTTTCATTGGCCTTGGTCTTCGCATTGGCCTTGGCCGCTTCTTTCTCACGGGCTTTAAGTTCTTCCATGGTAGGAGGAACGTATTCTTTGAAATTGCCCGTTTCAAGAAGGTGCTTTACATGGTCTTCAGACACTACACTTGCCACAAAATCACCGTATTGGTTTTCTGTGAACAGGTAGTCGAACTTTTCCACACGCATGGGAATAGGCTGGCCGCATCTGGTAAAATTTGCTTGCATAATCATGGGTGATAATTCCTTTTATAAAAATAAGTATTAAGCACCGTAATCAGAGGCACGGTAAGTCATGATCACACGAACACCACCAGCAGCCTTTGTTGCAGCAGCAGTGGTGATCTTGATGGCCAGTATCCTGTCGGCAGTATGGTCAGGAGCGATCCCGACCATGCCAACAGCAGCAGCGCGGGTGACCGTTGGTGCCGTGTCTGCCTGAGCAGCAGCAACAAGTGAGGCTGCGGTGATGATGTCATCCTCGTCAGCATTCAGCAGCCCTACTTCCATTACCAATGTATCTGTGGCATGAGCATCCAGCTCGTCTGCAACCACGATTACATCAATTGGAACACAGCCAGCAGGGAGATACCCGACTTTCGCAATATCGTTTGCAGCCAGGGTAATGGGCAGTTCTACGACATCGTCACAGACCATAACTTCCCCAGCACTATGGGGAGACAGGATAGACTTTTCAAAATTATTGCTTTCAAATGTAGGCATGTTAAAAACTCCTTATAAAATTATTTTATTAAACTTTTGTCGCTGCTGTATCATAGGCAATCAGGCCATAATCAAGGCCATTGAATGCCACCTTATTCAACCCGAACATACTGTAGGTGCTGATGATCAGAATATTCCCGTTGTCTCTTGACTCTTCGTGCCAGTCAAAACGCAGGCCGGAACCGGAAGAACCCCATGCGACTGCAAGACCCTGTTCACCAAGGAATAATGCACGAGCTGCCTTGACGTTTCCGCCTGATCCATAATCGTCGAACCGGATAACGCCTTTATGCTTCTGAAGGATCACGTTGTTGTACATACCAAGACCGCCCTTGCAGATAGGAGATTTTCTTCCTTCTGAGGTTGCAAGTGCCTTCTGGATATCGAGCCATTTTCCAGATGCAGTATCCGTTCTAAGGTCATAAGCCTGCCAGGGATTCATAAGAAGGAGGAAGTGATCTTCACCCTCAAGTTTAATCGGCTGGATCTGAGGGGTGCCCTGGGTACCGCCACCCATCATGTCTGCCTCAGCAACCAGGCGATCAACACCGGAAAGGGACATTTTGTCATCAACCGTTATTGTGGCCTTTGCCTTGCCATTTGCAAAATAGTGATGAAGACTGTCAGGTGCTGCAAGCGGGTTGTTAGCAAACCCGGGATAAGTTGCATCAAAGATAAATTCATCATTGACCCCCCTGGTTCCGGATGCATACATAAAATGCAGCTCGTCAAACACTCTGGCCCACCAGTCAGACTGACGGGCACGGGCTACTTTTCTAAGATCATGGATGGTCCTTTTCCGGGTCATACGCCCACCCGCATTAACTCCGCCCCTCATCTGATCGATATATAATCCATCAGTGTAGAACTTGAGTTTTTCTTCTTTGTTCTCCAGGATATCGTCACCCTCGACAGGCTTCATCCCTAACTGCATATTGAGATCAAAAGAGACATATTCCCCGGCATCATTCTTCAAACGGTCAACCTTTACAACAGGGGTTGATCCACCTTCCGGGCCTGTGAACTTCTTGGACCAGAAAGATTTTCTCGGGGTGTCAATTGCTAAAAATGCGGAATACTTTTTAACCGCTTTGGGATCATTAAGACCGATAATTGTTTTACTCATAGTATTGCTCCTTATGTTGATTATTTTTCGGTCTTACCCTGCCGCAATTGACAGGTGAGCTATACTGAACCACTGACCTTTTTAAAACTTTAGAACTGCATCAAAAGGCCCTACGCCCTTTCGTATGCTTCCAATTCTGCTTCAGACAACTTTGCGAGTGCTGTCTCATACTCCGCACCTTCAAGGTTATCTAAATATTCATAAACGTCATCCGTGTTCTTGTCGGATGCCGGTACATCTTTTAATGTTTTGGGACCTGTGCGCTTTCCAGAAGATTTCTTGGCAGCTTTGACTGCCTTCTCTCCATCTGAGTCCTCTTTTTTCATACTTTCTTTACTGTCCTGAATCCCAAAGGCAGACTTGATTGATTCTTTTGCTTTGGCAAGTATTTCAGGACCGGTTTTTGATTTCCATTCTTTGACCCCTAAAAGCCGATTGACCTCACGGGCAAAAGCATCATAGACAATGGGATTTCCTTTAAGTTTGGCATTATCCTTGTCACTGAAAAATTCTGTCTGTTCAGACTCCCATGTTTTTTCAGCAGAAATAAGGCTGGTTTCTTCCCGGACAATTTCCCTGGTCCGTTCCCTTTCAACTGCCAGCAACTGTTTTTTGTAATCATCAAAATCAATGTCACCTTCATCAAGCTTTGTATCTAGGCCCTTGATCTTGTCCTCGTATTCTTTTTCTACTGACTGACTGCCGTCATCAGAGGAAGAAGCGTCAGTATCATCTGTATCAGTGTCAGCCTTCTTATCCTCTTTGTCGCCGCCCTCTTCATCATCCTTAGCCGCATCGTCCTCAGAATCATCACCAGAACCATCGCTGTCTGATTCATCCTCATCCTCATCAGCATCATCATTTTTGCTGTTGTCAGTATCATCTTTGTCGGCTGATTCATCATCCCCCTGAGAATCGTCAGTTTCTCCGCCCTCTTTGTCGTCTCCATTGTCATCATTGTCATCACCATTCTGATCATCTGAAGCATCTCCCTCATCATCTTCGATTGCTGCGATTTCTTCTTCAGACAGTCCATCAAAATCGTTGCTGTCGCTGTTCCCCATGATTACTTTGCTCCTTTTTTCTTATTATCGGATTTGATGCCATGTTCACCTTGTTTAGTGGCCAT